TCCAGCTGGACTAAGACCCAAAACTGTCTCAATAGCCTCTACTGCATCGTTTAGGTCAGTATGCTGCTGATGATGTGGTACTGTAGCTGAGTTTAGTTTATCTGTTGAAGTTGGATTGATAAAATTATCTAATGTACCAGGATATGAAGTAGGCATTATTCTCCTTATAAGCTAAATATTTTATAAACATCATCACTCCAATTGACAGTAATAGATACTACTTCATTTGTCGCTGGAGCAGGAAGCCCTGTTGCCGTATCAATATATGCTAATAATCTTGATGTTGATGCCACACCTGTATCTTTATATATAACAATATAGGCAAAGCCTGAGTTACCATAATTTTCAACATTTAAGTTATTTGCATCAAACGTTCCAGAACTTGTTGTTTTTCCAGATAGATTTGATGAGGTTGCAGCAATATGTATATCAGCTATATCTGACAAAAATTCGTGACTATTTAGATTTACTGAATATGAATTCTTAACAAAAGCCAATTTAATATCATTATCAGTTAAATCAAACAACCCTTCCAATAGGCCTTCTTTTGCCTTCGTATATATTGCGTTAGCCATTATATACCAACCTCTGAAGAAACTATAATTTTATATTTATATCCTTTTTCAAAATAAGTTTTACCTTCAGTATAAAAAACTGGTGTAGCGTCTGTTGATGGAAAATCTACATATACATCTGGCTTCCATGAATGTATCGATGTATTTGTGTATACGTTTTCCCATCTTGAGGGAGTCTTTTGTATTTTTTTACGTTGAGCTTTAAAATATTTAAAAATTAAAAAGTTTGATGCTGGTCGAGAACTAAATGTAATTGTTACCCTACCATTGTTTTCATCATTAGATAAATAAAAATCTCCAGTGGTAGGATTAGTGGATACTATATAAAAATCCGGATTTTTTGCTAATATTTGATAACCAGTTTCAATATCTGCTCGAACCGATTTATCTTCTATTAGAACTTCATTTAAAACTGTAGCTTGACTTTGAGTCAGAATAGACGGTGTAGCTGCACTCGTTTGACTAGTGAATGTCACCTGCTCTTGAGGTACTATAAATCCAGACGAATCTACTAAATTATTTATCTTTAAAACATAGTCTGTATTAGCCTGTAGAATTACATCCCAATATAAAGTAAGTGTTCTACTTATTTGGTTATAATCAGTTATTGTATTAATTGATTTAAAGGGAGATGTTAACTGAACAGGAGTTGCTGTATCTGTATATACCGCAAAGTTTGCATCAAGCAAAGATGATATCTTTACTGTTCTACCAAATTTAATATTTACAGTGTTAACAGTTACTGTTGCATTATCTATTAAATATAGCGCCACTTTACACACTCCATAAGAAAGATCTATTTAAATAGTAACTAATTAACCTAATTAAAAGCGTAGGGGACGGCAGATTTATTCTACCGTCCCCTAGCTTTAGGGCTAATTAGTAACTATAACAACCCTAAGGTTTATCAGCTCAAAGCTACGTCGTTTGTAACCTGAACCTCGTAGTTGCGGCTGAGTCTTACGTTCTTGGCTACAGTGATACCCTCACCGTCACCTAACATTATGATATCATACCGCTCCTTCATCTTAAGTGAGCGAATGTCACGAGTTGGATCATCGAACTGATCTGTACTCAAATCATCCTTCACGAGGAGTGAGCCGACCTCATTGCGATCAATGAGGAAGAGGTCTGACTTAGCAGCAGTTGCGCCACTCTTAGCGGTAAAGCTAACGAATGGTGAAACAAGCACGTTAAGACCCATAGGTGCTGTTGCATTTAGAGCGCTTTCAGCTGACTGAGGACGATATCCCCAGCTAGTTCCAACACCTGAAGCTGCACCACCAACGTGGAAGATAGCGTCCTTAAGAAACACTGACCACATAAGGGGATGTAAAATAAAGTCTGTTGGAACATGGTTTTCAGCCATAAGAACAGCAGCCATGTCAATGATGTCATCCCAAGTCACTGTCTTGTTGGCTGCACCATCAATATCGCGACCTGTTGTGTCATCATATGAACCACTATCATTGTCAAAAACGATAGTAGCTGCGTCCTTAAAGCGACTAAGTGCTATTTGCTCTTTCAAGCGAGCCATAGCACGCCCGGCTGCACGAACATGTAGGCCGACAATGTCCCAAAGTGAATCGGCAATTACCTCTTCTGTAAAGGCGAGCTTAACGCCTTTCTTTGAAACCTTACCCTCTACCTGCTTTGCAAAAGCGAGTGCTTGCTCTGGATACTCTTGTCCTTCTGGGATCTCTGCTGCTTGGATTGCATTGACTGCTGGGAACTCCAAAGAGCGCCCCTTGCCGAGGCGAACTGTAGAGAGAAGAGGCGTAACCAGCAATTGTGGCTCAGCAGCCTCCCGCAAAGTACGAGAGATAACTTTTGGAAAGAGGGCAGCTGCATCTGAAGATGCAAAAGCTTCTTTAATTGTTACTCTATTATCTGCGTCTATATACCCGTCCTCAGTCAGTGCAGCCTCCCAAGCTGGGAGACCGGAGAGGAGCTCTTGGATTGTCTTACTCATCTTAGGATTATTCCTCCTGTGCTATTGTTTTTAATTATCAGAGTGTCAAATTAACGCGGAATGCGCCAATGACATTATTTACGTCCAGGTTCGCCCGAATACCAAGCTTACCGCTGAAAGTACCTGCACGAGTAAGCTCGTAAACGGTCTTTAAAGCGCCTGGATCTGATGGAAGCTGCATGTAGCTAAGGAGGCCATCATCGAAGTTTGTAGCAAACTTCTCCACTTCGACAACCTTACCAACTTGCAAGTAGGCGTAGGAAGCTGAGCTATCATAGAAGTCAGCTGCCGCAGCCAATACTGGGCGTCCCATGTTATCAGAACGAACAACGGAACCAATGGTTACGTCATTGTTCAATCCATTAACCATGGGATACTCTACATAACCATGTGTGATAAAACCAGCACCCTGAGATGTGCCCTTATCAAATGGTCTGTAAAGATCATACTGAGCGCAACCAATTGGAATTGAGCGAGCAGCAACTGTGACTGTGTCGGTTGCTCCTGAGCTATAGTTTGGGGTTGCACCATCTAGCGGATCCCATGATGAGGGCATTGAGTCGCCCCAAGCCTTGGATGAGCTTGTTCCATTAGCGGGAACTACTCTTGCATCACCATTGGAATCAGCTACTACTGAAAGAATGGTACCCTTTGGAATAACGATCTCAAAACGATCATCTTCACTATCTGAATACCAAGTGGGAAGACCTGGGTGTGGAAGTAGGTAGGCTGCGGGAGCGATTCCCTCAGAAACTACAAACCTTCCAGCACCGGTCTTGCTATGTACCTTACGGAATTTTGCTAAACTCATTATTTATTCTCCTTAACTTATTAGAGTTTACGTCTACCCATTAGGGCATCTACTAAAACTTGCTCAAAAGAGTCTTCGACAGCGAATGACTTCTCCTGTACTTCGTCTTTATCAACTGTTAATACATTTTCCTCAGCTTCTGTAACTTCTGCTTCAGAGGTAACTTGTGGCATGCCTATGAAGTTGGAAATTCTTTTAGCTAACTTGACTGGAGTCTTGGCTAGATCTCTTAAAGAATCTGCTAATGATGAGGCAGTTCTGCTAACATGATCAGCAATTAGTTTTTCACGATCATCTATTTGTTCGTAACCAAGAGCAATCTTAGTATCAACAACTCTTTCGACAAGAGTCATGTGTAGTGCACCTTTTAGGCGTGCATTTTCTTCTTCAAGAAGCTTAACTTTATTTTGTAGTTCTTCAGTAACATGCTCAATGCCAGCATTTTCCGCACTGAGATCAGTGAACTGATTTACTTCTTCTTGAACTTCATCATCAACTTCTGATGATGCCTCTTCTGGCTTTTCAGCATTTTCGGAATCTACAGTTTGTACTTCCGCCTCTTCTGAATCGTCAGATGAGTTCTCTTCAGCTTTATCTTCACTGACAATTTCCTCTTCGGAAATACTAGGCTCCTGTACACCTTCCTCGGTGGGGGTGTCTACAGTTTCTTGTGAAGTAGCTTCTTCAGAATTTTCTTTATTTGTAGCCGCTGCTATATTTGACAAATCCTCGCTTAAACCAGCAGATACAGCTAGGATATCTTCGTCCTTAGTAACGTCGTCCATACTATGGGTCTCCTCAGAATCTATTATTTTTGAATCTTCATTACATAGTAATGATTTTGTATTATTATTATCATTTTCGCTTTCATGCAAGGCTAGTGCAGTCAAGAAAGCTCCTTTTAAGTGCAGATAAATTGGTTTGGATTCTTTCTTTTTCATTTCTTTTAGAATTGACTTATTTTCACTAATTGAAAATATGTCTTCATTATCCATACTTAAAACAAATGCAGAACTTCTGGCTATCCAATGATCAGAATTTGCTACTTCGGATGAACTAGATGCAATTTTTGTGTTACGAACTCCTGATTTTTGATCAGCTGGTTGATTTACAAAAGAATATTCTTTGAAAGAAATATCTTGCATATCAATATATGCCAGTTTACCCTTGTAAACTTGACCACGCTTAAATTTGGCATTTTGTGGCCTTCCGGAAGTATCCTCTCGAGCTAGATCATCTCCAGTAATTGAACAAACTGCCTTACCGGCTCTACCTCCAACTGATCCTGTAAGATACCTTTTGTCTAAAACTTTTTGTGCTGCTATTGGATCAGTGATAGCTATCTGTAATCTAACATACATTGAGCCATCGTTTTCTTTATCCATTTTTGCAGCAATAACACGACCCATTGGTTCGGTATTCATATCGTGATTTAAAATAATTGGCTTTGGATAAGGTTCAACCCAAGATTGTAATGCTTTTTCTAGCTCGGCAGCTGAGTAGTTATTATAGTTTGAAGTTAAACCCTCATGTATTGCTGCCACTTCAATTATTAGACCATGCTTAGAATTAAAGGATTCAGAAAAATTTAAGTTCATTTTACTGAAATCGGGCATTTGGATTGTAAAGTTTTCTACAAAATCAAAAGACATTCTGTTTTCCTTTATAAAGTAATTCTGCTTTAATAGTAAGTTTATTTTTATGACATTGAACAAATTTATATGAATTTATCAAACCTTAAATAGTTTTATACTAATTCATACTCCTTTAATCTATTGTCTCCGTTTTTTAAGAAATCTGAATACATTATTGTTGACATTATATGTGGAGCATATATGTATGACGCAGAAAAAAGTTTATAGTTTTTCAACTTACAATTCAAGGACCAACCCACATCTTCACCCTGTTCATGAATGCTATATCTAACATTCTGATATATTTGTTTATTCATCATTTTTGCTGCCATAATTACATCGGACTGAAAATATGTACCAAGTGGATAGAATTCTTTTCTATATGCTTTTTTTGGAATATCCTCTCGCCAAGTCATAACACTTGGAAATTTGTTTCCAATTGGTGTCATAAACATTAGTGGACTCACTGCAT